AGACTTCTCGAGAAGAAAATTATATTGATGTTATTGTTAAAGAATTCCAAAAATTAGGATATCATATAACTTTTAAAGTTATGAAGTGTCATCTCTATGGGATTCCGCAAAAAAGAGAACGTTTAATTATTGTTGGAGATTTAGAAAAAAAATACACTTTCCCTGAAGAAAAAATCGAAGACTTAAATCTTAAAAATATTGTGAAATTTAGTATGAAAGGAGCACTTAAAATAGAGAAAGAAGACTTTGATATGACCACCATTCCAAAAGAGTGTATTTTAGAAGATTTAGAGAACGAGGAATTGGAAAATAATCCTCATCCAAATTTAAAACTTCTCGCAAAAGATAAAGATTACACTTACTCAGGAAAAACTTATCCTAGAAGACTTTCTTTTGGAAAAAGAGACTCAAGTATTCACGGAGAAATTATAGATATTAGAACTCCAAGCAAAACTATTATTTGTACTTATGCGAGACAGCCGCGATTATTTGTTCCTTTAAAAAATAAAAACGGATATTTTTTGAGATGTTTGCTTCCTGTAGAACTAAAAATGATTCAAGGTTTTCCAGAAGATTTTTGTATCGAAGGAAATACTAACGATCAAATAGTTCAAATTGGAAATGCTGTTCCTCCTCCTCTAGTAGAGAAGATAATTAAGAATTTTTAATTTTAATTCTTATAAAAATTAAAAATTATTTAAAATCTAATCTAATATTAGAAAATCCTGTTCCTTTTCCGAATCTTAAAATACATTTAAATGATTTTCCATCTTCACAATTAAATAAGAAATTGATGTCGCTTTTAGGAAGCAAGACTACATCTTTAATTTTTTGAGAAACAATATTTTTACTCCATTTAAAACTAAATTTATCGGTTTCTATATCTCCAGTAGTTTGAAGCCAAACATCTTTTTCCTCCATAACTTCATCTAGTCTTTTTTGAACTTCTTTAATTAATATATTTTTTAAATTATCATCTAATGTAAACTCTTTAATTACTTCAATTCTATAATCTTTTGGAGAATTCTTTTTTCCATTCATACTTGTTTTTCCATGCCTAGTTTGATATTTCTTTTTAAGTTCTTTTCCATAATCTGTATTAGGGTCAAATTTAAAAGCGTCTTTTTCCAACCATTCTTCTAGAGAAGGTATCTCAGATTCTATTTCATATTCTTTTTTTATTTCTAAATCTTTAACAACTTTATTATACCAAAGTTCTCCAAAAACTCTACAAACAGTGAATTTGTTTCCAGGTCCGTTAAATCTTTGAACTGATTTTTCCCAAGGGGTTGAGGTTTTAATATTTCTTAAAAAATTTTTAGTTCCTTTCTCTTCTACTTTAGAAAAGGAATTATCAGTATGAATAATTTTAAAATCATAATGGTCTTTTAATCCTCCTCCGGAAGGTTTAATCTCTTTAATTTTTTTCTGAAAAAAAGATTCATAAGAATTAAACATATCGAGCCCGTGACTCTTTTTAAGATTCATTAGTTCGCATACTCTTTTAACTCTAATATCTTCATTCTTTTTATTGTTAGATCTAGATAAAGAAAGATTAGAAATTCCTTTTACCAAATCCTCCATCCTCGATAATTTTATTCTTATTTTTGTAATTTTAAAATCAATTATTTTTTATATTATAATTGATTATATTATAACATAAATATAAACTTTTATTCTTGTTTAAATTAGATTATATTATAAAGAGAATTTATAATACTGTAAATGTATTATCAGCTTTATTATTTTTTTTATAATTTAGGGATTTTTAATCTCTATTATAGAAAATTTACATTAAAATTATCAAATAATTATACTTCTTTTAATCATGCGTTTTTGAGTATTTGTTTTTTAATCTATTATTTTTTATATAATCAAGAAGAAACTTACAATCATATAAGAGGTTTATCTACAGGTTACTTTTTGTTTGATCTTTTATTCATGATTATAAACAAGCCTTTAAATTTATATTATCTTTCGATGATTTATCATCATATCATTTCTATTTACGGATTAAATACTGAGAGTTATTGTTATCAAGAATATCTACTTTTTTTCGCAGAAATTTCAAATATTCCAAGTTATTTAGTTTATCACAATATTCATACTAATGGAAAAAATTTATTATTTTGGAAAGATATTCAAGTAGTAGTCTATAATCTTATCAGAGTTCCTGTTTTAGGTTACCTGCTTTACTTGAATTATTTTTATACTGATTCTAGGGAAATAGCCTATCTAATAACCCCTGTTTACTTTATGGGTCTCTCTTGGAGTTTCACTTTAATCACTAATAGAAAATCCATCGAAAAGAAAAATAACTAAAATTTATTTTTTCTTTGGTCCAGTCTTTCTTTTCGGACTCGTCTTTGGTCCAGTCTTTCTTTTCGGACTCGTCTTTGGTCCAGTCTTTTTTTTCGGACTCGTCTTTGGTCCAGTTTTTCTTTTCGGACTCGTCTTTGGTCCAGTCTTTCTTTTCGGACTCGTCTTTGGTCCAGTCTTTCTTTTCGGACTCGTCTTTTTTTTCGGGGAATTCATCACAGTTCTCTGAGTTCCCTGAGTTCCCTGAGTTCCCTGAGTTCCCTGAGTTCCCTGAGTTCCCTGAGTTCCCTGAGTTCCCTGAGAGTCTACTTCACTTGAATTATTTGCACCCATTTTATTTAAAAAATATATTTTTTTTTAAATTTTTACCCTTTTGAATAAAAAAACATTAAAAATTGTCCACTAATTCACTCTTTAATTTTTAATGTTTTTAAAAATTCTTATTTTTAAAATCCGAAAAAAGTGACATTTTTTTTGTAAGGGAAAAATTCCCGTTAAGAAAAAAATTTTTTATCAACTCGATCGAAAAAACTCGAGTTGATTCATGTATAGGTGTACTTAAAATTTTACAATTTTTAACATTTCTAAAATTTCCAAAACAGCTAATTTTATCAGTTTGGATAAAAAAACAATTAAAATTAAAAGGGTAATTATAAGATAATTTCAAATGTTTTTAAAATTGATGAATTTTAAAATCTGAAAAAAGTGACATTTTTTTTGTAAGGGGAAATTCCCGTTAAGAAAAAAATTTTTTATCAACTCGAACGAAAAAACTCGAGTTGATTCATGTATAGGTGTACTTAAAAAGTCTCAAAAATGATTTTTTAAAAAGAAAAATAATTAAAAATATAGGAACAATGTCACGGACAATTGATAGCTTTCCAAACCCGTCTCACAGAGCAATGGTTGATACTGGACTAGATTCTTTCACGTATCAGATAAGAGGAAAACCTATTCCTTCCGATGATAATTTAAACAGTCTTTACACTTTTTTAGTGAAAGAAATTAATGCTGGAAAAGCTGATGATATTCATAATCATATTAAAAATAAAACCTACAAAACTTATCTTCCTGCCGAGTTTCACTGGGTTTGTACTGGATGGGAATATTAAAATTTTCTAAAAATGATTTTTTTTAAAAAATATAAGATAATACAACACAATGGAACAAACTTTGACTTGTACTTGCTGCGGTAAAGATTTTCACCCTTTGAAGTTTTACCGAGGAAAAACACCCAAATGCTTCGAGTGCTTCAGTCCTCAGAAACGGGAAACAGAAGTGATCCTCAACAAAGCATTTGGAGGTTTTGATTTCTCTGACGGCTTCATAAGATACCTTGCAACCAAAAGTTATATCAACCTCGACTCGATTCGGGTTGGAAATTTTCCACGACACCATCCAGGTATCATTGGAGAATTTAAATCTTATGGTTCAGAAAAAGCCACGGGTCGAGCATCTCTGCTGGAGATAGAACTTGCCACTGAAGGCAAGTACTACATCAAAGAGTACGAGGGTTTGGAGAGTCTTATCCAACCCTCTGACATGGTCAGTTTTTAGTTTTATTTTTTATCTAAAAAATAAAAAATCTCTCAAATTTAAACTTTCAACTTATTTAAAATATCTCAAAATTGAAACATTTCAACTTTTTCAGAGTTTTAAAATTAAAGTCCTGAAATCTATAATTTTGAAACATTTCAACTTTTTCAGAACTAGATTTTTAAATTTTAAAACCCTGAAATCTATAAAATTAGGTCTTTTTTTAAAAAATAGATTTATAGGGATAATCCCCCTATAAATCTTTCAATCTCCCGATTTTTTAGACCTACAAAAAATCCGATTTTTCTATTTTAATCCATCCATTTTTTAAAGGAGGGATGGTAATAAGGTATTTTTACAATATTTTTAAAGGGGATAATCCCCTTTAAAAACACTTAATTTCTTCTATTTTTCACAAGAAGAAATTTTATTTTCAAGGATTTCAAAAATTAAATTAAAACTCTGAAAAAGTTGAAATGTTTTAATTTTGAAAGATTTGAAGATTTTAATTTAAAACTCTGAAAAAGTTGAAATGTTTTAATTTTGAGATATTTTAATTTAAAATTTAAAAAAGTTGAAATGATATATTTTTATAGATTTGAGAATTTTAATTTATAATTTAAAAAAGTTGAAATGATATATTTTTATAGAATTAAGATATTTTAATTTAAAATTTAAAAATGTTGAAATGATACAATTTTTAAAATTTTAGAGATTTTAAAAAAAAGATAATTTTTTTGCGACTTTAATAATTTTTGGAATAAGAGAAATTTCTTTCTCTGTACCAGAACTTAAAACTCCAATCTTTTCCAAATCACCCAAAATGAAAGACAAATTGTGATATCTTTCTTTTTTCTCGTGTAATTTTTCAGTTAGTTCTTCCTTATCCTTAAATCTTTTAGAGAGAAGTTTTTTCTCTGTTTCCACTATTTCTACAGAAACATCTGTGATAAGTTCGTCTATTTTTGTAATTAGTCGCATCAAATCCGGATCAAAAACAGATACCATTTTCTAAATAATCTTATATTATTTAGAAATTCATTTCTAGGGAGAATTTTTCTTCTATTAATCTAAAATAATATAATTTTTCTTCTAATTAATCTAAAATATTATTAATAAAATAATACAATTTTTCTTCTATTTTTTCATAATAAGATATACTAAAATTATTCTTAAAAAATAA